CGGAAAGTACAGCAGTTATTGATACATTTTTACAAAACAGTGTTGGTGTTGCAGACCATGACAACTTTATGAAAACTATAAAATCACAGTTTGATAAAAGAGTACATGCAAGACACGCCATATCTGAAATTGATGAAATCACAAAACAAGCAAAAAAGGAGAAATAACTATGCCAATGGGAAAAGGAACTTATGGTTCTAAAAAAGGAAGACCTAGCAGTAAATTAAAAGGTGGACAGAAAAGATTACCTGCCGCTTTAAAAGCAAAAATAATGAATAGTAAGAAGAAGAAATAATGGCAAAACGTGGATTATATGCAAACATTCATGCAAAGCGTAAACGTATCGCCGCAGGTAGTGGTGAGAAAATGCGTAAAGTAGGAAGCAAAGGCGCACCTACTGCAAAGCAATTTAAAAGAGCGGCAAAGACTGCTAAAAAATAATGGTTGCTAAAAAATATCAAAGTCCTTCTGGTGGATTAAATGCTAAAGGAAGGGCTTACTTTAAAAGTAAAGGACATAACTTAAAAGCTCCTGTTACAGGCAAACCTAAAGCAGGTTCTAAAGCGGCAGGAAGAAAAAAGAGCTTCTGTGCGAGAATGAGCGGAGTAAAAGGAGCTATGTCTAAAAACGGAAAACCCACTAGAAAAGCATTAGCTTTAAGAAAGTGGAACTGTAACTAAAATAGTTGTGCAACACTCATGTGTGGCAACTGCCAACTTTAATTAGCCAAATAACTTGACCCCTTGCGAGGGACAATCTTGACTAAATAATTAATTGAAGAGGCTTTTATAAACTAACGTCATAACAAAAGGAAACACTATGGCAAATGCAAGTCCAGTATCAGTTGGACGAGTAAATGCAGGTGGTTCAGAAGACGCTCTGTTTCTAAAAGTATTCGCAGGTGAAGTTATTACTTCATTTGATAGAGCTTCAAAAACAGCAGGTGCAGATATGACTAGAAGCATTGCTTCTGGAAAATCAGCAACTTTCCCAGTAATGGGTAGAGTTGGTTCTTCATACCACACAGCAGGTACTGAAATAACTGGTTCTGATGTAAACCACAACGAAAAGGTTATTACAATTAATGACCTTTTAATCTCATCTGTATTCTTATCGAATATCGAGGAGGCAAAAAACCATTATGACGTAAGAAGTGCGTATTCACAAGAAATAGGAAGAGCTTTAGCTTTTACTAAAGATAAGCACATCTTACAAACTATTGGTCAAGCGGCACAGGCTTCAGCAAACGTATCTGACAGTGGATATGCTTCTGGAACTGTTTTAACAAACACTTCAATCGCTTCAGCAACAGACGCAACTGCGGCTAATGCTATGATTGATAGTTTGTTTGCGGCGGCAAAACAATTAGACGCTAACTACGTTCCTTCAGAAGGCAGAAAATGCTTTATGAGATTGGAAGAATACTACAAATTAGCAAACGCAACTAATGCGATTAATGTTGATTTTAGTGGTTCAGGTTCAATCGCTGAAGGTAGAGTTACTAAAATTGCAGGTATTGAATTAGTACCTGTAGCTCACTTTGTATCGTCTAATGTTAACTCTGGTGTAGACCAAGGTTCAGCAACAGCAGGTGGCTCTAACCCTCAAGCGGTAGACCTATCTAACTACGTTGCTCTTGTATCTCACCCTTCAGCAGTAGGAACTGTTAAGCTAATGGATTTAGCTGTTGAAAAAGAGTACGACATTAGAAGACAAGGTACGTTAATGGTAGCTAAATACAGCATGGGTCACGGAGTATTGAGACCTGAAGCGGCTGTAGGTATCAAAGAAGCGTAATACTTCTACTTATACTGGGCGGAGATTAACACTGACAATCCGCCCAGTGTACTCACACAAAATTTAACACAAAGGATAGATGACTACACAAATTACACCCACAAGCCAATTACAAGCTGTAAATATAATGCTATCTACGATTGGAGAAAGTCCAGTCAATAGTATTACAGGCACTACTACAGTTGATGTAAGTACAGCAAAAAATATTCTTAATGAAACATCTATGTCTATCCAATCACAAGGGTGGAATTTTAATACACATGTAAATTATAAATCATTATCTTTAGATAGTGATAACAAAGTACCCCTTCCTTCAAACTGCGTTAAAGCAGATGCAAACTCCCAATACAGATACCTAAACTACACTATTAGAAGTGGTTTCTTATATGATATGGAAAACCATACAGATGTATTTACTTCTGCACCTAAATCAGTTGATTTAGTTTTAGTACAACAGTTTGAAGATTTACCAGAATACGCAAGACAATATATTACAATGAAAGCGGCAAGAAGATTTGCGGCTAGATTTATTGGTGATAAAGAAATTACACAATTAATTGGTCAAGATGAGAATGAAGCTCTTATGGCATTTCATCAAGCCGATAGCCAAGAGAGTGATGTAAATATACTTGAAGGTGACAGCAATACATTTTCTATAATTCATAGACCTAATAGAAGGAACTACTAACTATGGGAAGTGTTGTTTCACAATCTATTCCTAACTTTTTAAATGGTATGTCTCAACAGACACCTACACAAAGAGGTATCAATCAGGGAGAAGACCAAGTAAATTTACAAAATGGTTTAGTAGATGGTTTATCAAAAAGACCACCTTTAGATTTTGTAGCAACAGTAGACAGTAGTAATATTTATTCTAACAAAACTAAGTTTTGGCAAATACAAAGAGATGCAGATAACCAGTACATTGTAGCTTTGTACAATGGAGGTATTAAAGTATTTGATTTAGCAGGTAATGAAAAAACAGTAACAGTTGCAAGTGGTTCAAATTATCTAACTTCAACAAACCCTAGAGAAAACTTTAAGTTAGTTAACATTGCTGATTATACATTTATCGCTAACACAGCAACTACAGTTGCGGCTGACAGTACAACGTCTGCGGCTAAAGTAGAAGAGTTTTTAATTGTTTGCAAACTAACAAACTATGGTAGAGAATATAAAGTAGCATTGAAACATCCATCAATGGCACAAGAACTAGAAGTAGTCTTTCAGTTACCTTCAGGTAATGATGCTTCTACAGACGCAAAATTTAGAGATACAAATAAAATTACAGATATACTCTTGTATGGAACTTCAAGTACACACTGGGACAGTGCGGCTGATGGTATTGGATTTAATGTTAGAAGAACTGACAATAACTCTTCAGTATCTACAACACAAGGATTAGCAAATTATTCTGGTTTTACAAACTATTTTACATTTCAAGCATACGACAGTGTTATTTATGGAAAACCTACTGATGGTAATGCTAACTATACTATAACTACTTCTGATGGTTCTGGTAACACAGCTATGTATTCTATTAGAGATGAAATACAAGATTTTAGTAAGTTACCTTTTTATGGAAAAGAAGGTGTAATTATAAAAGTTACGGGTGAAGAAGGTGACACATTATCTGATTACTATGTAAGTTTTTCAGGAAAGTCTGGAGTATGGAATGAAACTATAGCACCTGCAACGTCTGTAGGTTTAGATAATTCTACAATGCCACACGCATTAATTAACAATAATGATGGTACATTTACATTTCAAGAATTAGATTGGACAGATAGAACATGTGGAGATATTGACACTAATCCTAATCCAACTTTTGTAGGTAAAAAAGTAAACAACCTTACATTTTACAAAAATAGATTAGGAATATTATCTGGTGAAAATTTAATATTTACAGAGAATGCTTCTTTCTTTAATTATTTTGCAACAACATCTACACAAGTATTAGATACTGACCCTATTGATATAGCGGCTTCAGGTACACAAGTTAACACACTTAAAAACTCTGTAGGATTTAATGAAAGTTTATTATTATTTTCTGATACAGCACAATACAAATTAGATAGTTCAGGTGAAGGTATATCACCAACATCAGCAGTTCTTAATGAAGTATCTTCATTTGAACATGATGATAAAGTAACACCAGTATCAGCAGGTAAGTTTGCATACTTTGCACAAGCAAGAACAAACAATACAGCAATAAGAGAATATTTTGCTGATGATAATACACTTACAAATGATGGTATGGATATTACAGTTTCAGTAGGTAACTTAATACCTACCAACTGTCACCAAATCGTTAGTAATACTACAGAAGATACACTTATATTTTTAACGTCAGATACAGCAGATAGTCAAACTGCACCTTATAGCGGAACAGTGTCTACAACATATGCTAACACAATGTACATCTATAAGTATTTCTTTGATGGCGGAGAAAAAGTACAAAACGCATGGTCTAAATGGACATTTACAGGCGTTAAGATTATTGGTGCTATGTCATTAGAAAGTTTTATTTATGTATTAGCGTCAGAAGGAACTACTACTAAATTATTAAAAATAGATTTAAGAAATTTAAAAGATACAACAATAGGTCATGGTGTTTATCTTGACCTTAAAACTTCAGTCACAGGAACGTATGATGCGGCAACAGGTTTAACTACGTTTACTTCACCTTATGGTGCAAAGACTGGATTGATTGCAGTTGATAGAACTAATGGTAATAACTATACAGCTACAAACACAACAGGTTCTACATATACAATTATAGGAGACCACACAGCGTTATACATTGGTGTTCCCTACGAAAGTAAATACACAATGTCTACACAGTATGTTAGAGAAAATACTGGAAGAGGCTTAGTAGCAGTAACTTCAGGTAGATACCAAATACGAAACATATCATTTAATTTTGAAAACAGTGGGTTCTTCCAAGTAGAAGTAACACCTGAAAATAGAGATACATTTACAACTATTATGAATGGTTATGTTATTGGTACATCTACTTCGGTTGTAGGACAACCTGCTATTACAACAGGGACACTAAGAGTACCAGTACAAGCAGAAAACACACAGTTTAGATTAGATATTAAATCGTCATCTCACTTACCTATGTATATCGCAGGTGCAGAGGTTGAAGGTTATTATCATAATAGAGCAAGAAGGATTTAATGAAAGAAAACTACGTTAGAAAAGCAGAATTAAAAGATGCGTTAGAGTTAGCACCAAAGATTAGAAAAGGTGACAGGCAAGAGATTATGGCTTCAGATGGTGCATCACCATTACAGGCTTTAGTGTTACCATTTACACAACAAGGAAAAATTTATTCTATTATTGGAACAAAGTCAGAAGGGGTAATCGGTATGTTTGGTTCTCACCCATCAAAAGAAAAAGGTTATGGAGTAGTATGGCTTCTATCTAGTGAGGCTTTATTTAAACATACAAAACAATTTATACAAGAATGTCCTAGATGGATAAATGACATGAGTAAAGGTTATGAGTACGTCTACAATTTTGTAGATGAAAGAAATTGGAAAAGTTTAAAATGGTTACAATTTTTAGGATTTGAACCAAAAACAAAAATAGGAGATTTCGGTATCGGTAAGATGCCATTTTTATTAATGATGAAAGAGGTAAATAAATAATGTGTACTGTTCAAGCGGCACTTCAGGTAGCAGGAACAGTTATAGCTTATAGACAAAAGAAAGCTGAAAACAAAGCTATTAGAAGAGACCAAGAAACAACAAGACGAAATGCCGATAAAGGATATTTACATGACCTTAATAAGATTGACCAAGAAAAAGTAAATGCTGATATGGAAAAAACAAAAGCTGAAGTTAAAACTAAAGCTGAAAGAGATGGTGAAATTGCACAAAAAACAAATTTAGGTTTTGGTAATAATACAAAGATAGTTCAATCTATTGGTGCTTTATATGATGAAGATTGGAATGAGATAACAAGTGGTTATGAAAAAGATAATCAAATGTTTCAAAATCAAAAAATAGAAGCATACGCTAATCTATCTAAAACTTACAATAGTTTAAGACCTCCAACAGAACCTTCAAGAACTGGATTAATGCTTGATATAGCTAGTACCGCTTACGGAGGATATCAAGATAGTCAAACAAAAAAAGGGGCTAAGACAAATTAATGGCAAAGTATCAAAGACAAGCAACTAACAAATATTATGGTGCGGCAAACGCAGGTTATGTAGCAACAGGTAGTGCTACTGATGGTTTAGCAAAAGCATTAACAAATGCAGGTTATAAAGTTGGTAAAGCAGAAGAGTTAAGAATAAATAGAAAAAAAGATAAAGCTATAGAAAAAATACAAGCATTAGAGGCATCAGGTAAAACTCTCGAAGTTATACAAGGAGAGATACTTGCAGGTAAACACCCAGATTTAACAGGCAAATATATTGATGCAACTACACAGTTTCACAGTGGTAAAATAAAAGCGGCAGAAGTTATTGAACAAATGACTAAAGCAATGGAAACTGATTACGATATTACAAAAGACAATCTTAATGATTTTAGTAAAAAGTTTTTACCTGATATGGAAGGACAAGATAGTTCTTTTATGGCAGGATTTGGTTCATTCTATAATGTTTGGAAAAATGATGCAGATTTAAAAGATGCTAAAAAAAGAGGAGAACTTGCATCTCAAAAGAAAATTGATGAAGTTAGACAAGTATTGTCAGTTATTCCTAATGAAGATTTAGATACAAGATATGTTGAAGAATGGAAATCTTTTGGAACTACACTTCGTACAAGTGACAACAAAGAGTTAACAAAATTTTATACTAACGAAGAACTAATGGAAGCTATAAGACAAGACGTAGCTTCTATTATTGACACTGCAACTACTCTTGAAGACATAGAAAGAGCTGAAAAGATTATGTCTTTAAATTTAGGTAAAGGAAGTAATGGTCAAGAATTAGGTTCATTAAATAGTAGAAAGAATACTAAAACAGATACTTTAAAAGCGGCTTTAACAGCAAAAAAAGATGCAGTAATACAAAAGACTAGAAGAGATGAACAATACAATACAGCTAAAGCTGTACAAGCGGTATGGGTAGAAGCATTTACACCTAACGAAGATGGCACAGAAAAATCTACTTTACAATTAGAAGAATTAAAAAATAAAATAATTGTAGCAAGTAAAGGTAATGCCGCAGATATACAAGCGTTTACTGAATTTTTTAACTCTGACCCTAAAGATAGAATGATTAAAGATTACAAAGGCTCACAAGATTTCTTGTTAAGTATTTCTATGGGTGAATTTGGTAGTCATGCAGAAATGATGAGAGAAATGGTTGCACAAAATATACCTCAAGATTTATGGGCGGCGGCAAATGCTAGATGGGATAGATATGAAAAAAGTTATAATGATGGACAGTTAAAACCAATTTACGATACTGACCATCACTATGTAAATACTAAAAGTACAATATTAGCTACGATTGCAGAAAAATATAAAAGAGACGCAGAAGGTTTAGGTACTAAAGAAATCGCTCAATCAGATGTTTTAAGATATGTAAATTTTGAAATTGAAGAGCAAGAGATGAGATGGGAAAAAGAAGGTGTCGAAGTAACTTCTAAAATGAGAAAAGATTTTATCGAAGACATACAAGATTATGTTTACAAAACATGGACAGGAGTAGGTGAAGACGCAGAAAGTGATGTATATGTACCGCCTGTAACAGATACTATGCAGGGTGTTCAAATGATGGGAGAGTTTGACCAGATAGATAAAGAAATGGCAGAAGCAGAAATTAGAGAACAAAAGAAAGCAAATGAAACTGTTGTATTTAATAGAGATGGTGAAGACGTTACTTTAGAAGAATATGTTAACATAATTACACAAAACATAGCAGATGCAGGTAAACAAGATTTTTTATTAAAACCTAGAATTGAAGGAATTATATCTCAAGAAAAATTTATAGAACAAGTAAGAGACCCTAAATTTAAAAAATATATGCAGAGTATATTAGGTTCAGAATTTACTGGTGATATTTTATCAGCAATGAGTAATGAAGATTATTCAAGAATATTAGTAAGTATGACTACAGCACTAGGTTTAATGAATGGTACTGAAGAAGAAAACAATCAAAACTTAAATGCAATACAAGATTTATTATTTAGTCTTTACAACATAGAAGGATAAGATGGCTACAAAGATAGACT